ACAAAATAATTTCATCAAATATTTGCAACTAAAATTGTTTCACGTGAAACATTATTTATTTTGTGTAACATAAATTTAACATAATGTAACATAAAATTTTTAGATTTTCTATTGATAATAAAATATTTATGGTTTATAATGTGGATAGAAATTAAATAAATGAAGGGAGTGGTTTACTTGAATGTTAAGTATCTATTTGATTATGTAAAACTATGTAAGAGTAAAAACATTGTAGCAAGTTGGGAAGGTTTGAAAGAATACTATAACAATAATAAAGGGGTGTATTAATATGAAATTTAATTTGATTGATGGGTTAAACAAAGGTACTAAAAAATTTGACTATGAACTAACAGATAAGCACGAATACAAAAAGTTAGAAGAACTATACAAAGAAAATAAAGACGGTGTATATATTGTAAGAATGTTCTACACTAATAAAAAGTCTTTGTATGGTGAAAATGAAGTAGTTGTAACAGATGATTACATTATTAATTTACCTAAACATTTAACAGAAACAGTTAAAAAGATTGTAAACAATGAAGAATATGTAAAACTAATTAATGAAGGTAAGTTTGTATTCAAAATTTATGAATATGAGTACAGGCAAGGTAAAGAATTGAAAAAAGGGTATTCAGTAAATTGGGGTAGGGTTTAAATACCCTGCCCTATTTTAAAATAAGGTGGTGAAATAATGGATATTAAAAAAATAGGTGCAATATGTAAAGATTATAGAATTAATGTTTTGAAATTATCTTTAACTAATTTTGCTAAACTTAATAATGAAAACTTGCAGAATATACACGCATTTGAGCAAGGAAGGGCTAACAATATTAAATATCTATATATGTATATGAAACAATCAAATATATATCAATTAGAAGTATTATACAATAAACTATTCTATGAAATGATTAAAGAATAATTGAAAGGTTAAAGGGGGTTTAATAATGACACAATTAGCAAGTAAAAAGTATTTAGAACTAAAGAAAGAAGTAAGCAGAATGGCAAGTATGGCAAATAAGAGATTAAAAAGACTTGAAAGAAATGAATTAACTGATTTACCTGCATATCAATCATGGGTTAAAGGTGGGGCAATTAAATTCAGTGTTAAAGGTAAAGACTATAATCAATTACAAGCAGAATTTTGGAGATTAAAAAGATTTTTGGATAATAAAACAAGTCTAGTAAGAGAAGCAAATAAATATTTAAGAGAAATGGCAGAAAATACAGGTATTAAATATAACAGTTTAGCAGAATTAAAAGCTAAATCAAAGGAATTTTTTAGATTAGCAGATAAAATTAAAGAATACTATAAAATGAGTGAATTAAATGCATTAGCATTAGATTATCAAAAAATATGGGAACAAATTAATGTTCAAATTAAACAAGGTATATTAGATTTAACAGGTGTGGAAAGCACAGAAGAAAGACTACAGATATTTATACAAGAACTAGAAAAGGTTGTCCAAGTAGAAGATAATCAAGAAGGATTTAAAGAAGGTATTAAGGATTGGGATTTTATAAAAATATAAATGAGGTGGCTAAATGCTATGGTATCAGAATATGAAATTAAATAAAGAAGATTATAAAACAGTATCATATTATAATATTCATAGCAAACAGGTAATTAAGTATTATAATATTGAATGTGCTTTTGATATAGAAACAACTTCACAGTTATATAATGGTGAAAAGTGTGCCTATATGTATATATGGATGTTTGGAATTGGTGAAACTGTTTACTATGGTAGAACATGGGAACAGTTTGGCGAATTTATGCAGATGTTAATTAATCAATTAGAACTCAATTTATATAATAGGCTAATTATATATGTTCATAATTTAGGCTATGAATTTCAATTCATGAGAAAATTTTTTGAATGGGAAAATGTATTTTCAACGGAAGAAAGAAAACCAATAAAAGCAGTAATAAAACAAGGTGTAGAATTTAGAGATAGTTATATATTAAGCGGCTATTCATTGGCTAATTTGGCTAAAAATTTAACTAAACATAAGATTAAAAAGCTAGTGGGTGATTTAGATTATTCATTAATAAGAAATAGTAAAACTGTTTTATCAGATGAAGAAATGGCATATTGTAAGAATGATATTTTAATTATTCTATATTATATCAATGAGCAGATACAATTATATGATAATAACATTACTAAAATACCTTTAACTAATACAGGAAGGGTGAGAAAATTCGTAAAAGAGAAATGTTACTTTACAGACAAAAATCATAATAAAAGCAGTAAAGGGAAGTATAACAGATATAGAGAATTAATGAAAGAACTGACACTATCATTAGATGAATATGTAATGCTAAAAAGGTGTTTTATGGGCGGGTTTACTCATGCTAGTTTAAAGTATGTAGGTAAAACATTAGAAGATGTTACAAGTATAGATTTTACAAGTAGTTATCCTAGCGTTATGTTAGCTGAAAAGTATCCAATGAGTAAACCGATAAAAGTTGATTTAAGAAAGGAAAATTTTGAAGATTTAGTAAGGAATGAAGATGTTGGGTTAATGTTTGATATTAAAATTAAGGGGTTACATTCTAAACTAACGTATGAAAGCTATTTAAGTGAAAGTAAATGTTTTAGTCAAAAAAATGCAATAGTTAACAATGGCAGGATATATCAAGCAGATGAAATTATAACAACTATTACCGATATAGACTATAAAATATTAAAACAATGTTATTCATGGGATAGTGTAGAAATAGCAAATTGCTATAAATTTTATATGCAGTATCTACCTAAACCTATAATAGAAAGCATATTAGAGTTATATCAGAATAAAACAACTTTAAAAGGGGTTGAAGGATATGAAGTAGAATATTTATTATCTAAAGGTATGCTTAATAGTGTTTATGGAATGACGGTTACTGATATAGTAAGGGAATTAATAGAATATAATGAAGAATGGAATATTATTAAACCTAGTGATGGAGAAATTGAAAAACAGATAGAAACATATAATAATAGTCCGAACAGGTTTTTATATTATCCGTGGGGTGTATGGGTTACAGCATATGCAAGGCGTAATTTATGGAGTGGTATTTTAAACATTGGGGAAGATTATGTATATAGTGATACTGATAGTGTTAAATTATTAAACTATGAAAAACATATACCATATATTGAATGGTATAATAAAAATTTAGTTGAGAAGTTAAAAAAGATGTGTAATTTTAGAAAAATTGATTTTAATTTAATGAAGCCTAAAACTAAAGAAGGAATTGAAAAAATGATGGGGGTATGGGATTATGACGGACATTATACGCATTTTAAAACATTAGGTGCTAAAAGATATTTAGTTAGATATGATAATGGGGAATTAGCTTTAACTGTTGCTGGACTATCTAAAAAGAATGGCATTGAATATATGAAAAGGGTATGTAATAATGATTATGAAAAGGTGTTTGATATGTTCAATGATGAACTTTATATACCTGCTGATGAAACAGGTAAAAATACTCATACTTATATTGATGAAGAAATGAGAATACAATCAATAGATTATCAGGGAAATGTTGAAGATATTTATATACCCTCATGTATTCATTTAGATAAGTGTGAATTTACTTTATCAATTAGTAAACAATATGGTAAATTTTTAAAAGATTTTAGAGAAGGTTATTTATTTAAAAATAGAAAGGGTGTTTAATTATGGCTAGAAAACAGGAACTAAAATATTATAGTTTAGATAATATTTTAAGAAAGAATTGTGTTTACAATGTTATATTTGGTGAAAGAAGTAATGGTAAAACTTATGCAGTTTTAAAATATGGTATTGAACAATATTTTAAAACAGGTGGACAAATGGCAATTATAAGAAGGTGGAAGGAAGATATTACAGGTAAAAGGGCTAGTGATATGTTTAGTGCCTTAAATTATAATGGAGAAGTGAAAAAAGCAAGTAATGGAGAATATGAAGGTATTACTTATTATGCAGGTAAATTCTATGTTTGTAAATATGCTGATAATGGAAAACCTTTATATTCTGATAATGATTGTATAGGTTATGTTTTTGCTTTATCAGATACAGAACATAATAAAAGTATATCATATCCTAGAGTTACTACTATATTATTTGATGAATTTCTAACTAAATTTACCTATTTACAAGATGAGTTTGTATTATTTATGAATACAATTAGCACAATAATAAGACAAAGAACTAATGTAAAAATCTTTATGTTGGGCAATACAGTTAATAAATATTGCCCTTATTTTGCTGAAATGGGTTTAACGCATATTGATAAAATGAAACAAGGTACTATAGATGTTTATACTTATGGAACAAGTGAATTGACAGTAGCAGTTGAATATTGTGAAAGTATGAAAGGCAGTAAAGAAAATAATTATTATTTTGCCTTTAACAATCCTAAATTAAACATGATTACAAGCGGGGCATGGGAATTAAATCTATATCCTCATTTACCCGTAAAATATAAGCCTAAAGATGTTTTATTTAGGTATTTTATAAAATTTAATGATAAAATATATCAATGTAATGTCATAGAAGTTGATGGCGAAATGTTTACCTATATTCATATTAAAACTACAGATATACAAGATGAAGATAATGATTTAATTTATAGCCTTGAACCTTCTCATAAATTGAATTATAATAGAAGTATATACAAGCCGATAAATACTTTACAGAAAAGATTATTATGGTTTTTTGTTAATGATAAAGTATTTTATCAAAATAATGAAGTTGGGGATGCTATTAACAACTACCTAAAAATATGTAAAAACTTATAAAGAGGGATTTAAATGAATTTTGAAACAATCATGCAACTAATTAACGGGCTAGGTTTTCCTATTGCCGTATCAATAGCATTATTCTATCAGAACTGGAAGCAAGACGAAAGATATGATAAACAAATGAAGGAACTAACTAAAGTAATTGAAAATAATACATTAACATTAAAAGAATTATGTGTAAGACTTGAAAATAAAGAAGGGAGTACAAAAAATGGCTAAAGTAGATAAGTATTTTATAGGCAGTAAATCAAGGGATTTTGATTATATGGATAAAGAAACAAATATTAAAAATACTATTGCTTATATGCTTAATCGTACTAATGCTATGTTTAAGTATAATAATTTACCAGAAACAATACCTTCTAAAGAACTTGAGATATTATTGCAAACAAATGGGTTTGCTATATTTCTAAAAATTGGTAATGATTTTTATGTTGTAAATGGTGGTTTAGGTGGAGAGCCTGATGTATATAATAGACCAACTAAAGCAACTGTTTCTATACCTGCATTGAACTATAATAATACATTAGATATTAATAAAGATTGTATTGTTATTAGTAATGATAGTTGTAATGTTGGACTTCTACCATTGTTTCAAAGATATGCATTTATACTAAATGAAAATATGATAACAATGATATTAGCAAATGTTAATAAAAGATATACAACTTTAATTAGTGCTAATGATGATAATACTGTTAGGAGTGCCGAACTATTCTTAAAAAATATATTTGATGGTAAACAAGGGGTAATAGCTGAAACTAAATTATTCGATGGCTTAAAAGTCAATCCTAATACAGATTATAGAGGAACATTAAGAGATTTAATTGAATTTGAGCAATATATAAAAGCAAGTTTTTATAATGAAATTGGTTTAAGTGCTAACTATAACATGAAAAAAGAAAGAATTACTAAAGAAGAATTTACAACTAATTCAGATAGTTTATATCCATTAGTTGATGATATGCTAAACAGTAGAAGAAGGGCATTAGAAGAAATAAACCGTTTATTTGGTTTAGATATAACAGTAGATTTTAATAGTAGTTGGAATATTAGAAGCCTTGAAAATATTAGTTATATAACTAGTTTAAATCAAGATAAAGATACTAATATAGAAAACATTGATGAAGCACCTGCTGATGAAGCACCTGCTGATGAAGCACCTGCTGATGAAGCACCTGCTGGAAGAAGATGAAAAAACAGAAGATAAAGAAACAGAAGATGAAGAAGATGAAAAGGAGAGGGCTAAATGAGTTTAACAGCAGTAAAAAATAATATGTATCAATCCTATTCATCATGTACTATATTAGAAAATAGTTTAAATCAATTAATAAATATTCTAAATAGTGTTGATGATAGCAACGCATACATTGTAAGTCAATATATTTCTACTATTGAATTTCCTTTGAATACAGTAAAAAGAAATTTTGATAGAATGTTAAAAGTAAACAGGGCTGAACTTCATATATTTTTTAGTGAATTTAATAATAAAACTAATGATATGATTATGAAACTAAATATGTTATCAAGTGATTTAAAAAGACTATCAATAATGGCAACTGAATTATATACCCTATATAAAATAGCTGAAAGCATGGAATTTTTCCTAACATATTTTTTAAGTGCTGATAGTTTAAGAAGATTTATACCTAATATAGTAAAGGTAAAGAATGAATTACAAGTATTTAAAATGATGATTGATATTAATAATAGAAAATTAAGAATAGGAGTGAGAAGATGAAAGTAAAAGAATGTTTAACTAATCTATTTGAAACTATGGATGAACTACAGCCGGGGCAGGATATATTTAATTTTGTAGATAGTAAGTTACTAGATAAATACTATATTAATATGTATGGCAATAGAGAAGTTGCAGAAATAGTTGAAAACCTAGAACTTAATGAACTTGCTAGTATTTTAAATAATCAATTTATGCATAAGTGGAATAACATTATATTAAATTATTTGGATAGTGAAAATCTACTAACAAATTATAAGGAAACTATTACAGAACTATCAACTAGTAATATGACTACTGATAATACTAGAACTGATACTAATAAAGTAAGTGCTTATAATGATGAAGATTTTATTAATAATGATGAAAATACTACAGTTGAAAACATAGTAACAGGTAATGAAGGTAATAAAGAAATTATAAGAACTAAAATAAAAGAAGTGGACTTCTATGATAAAGTCAATAGGTATTTGACAGATTTTAATATTTATAATATAATGATAACGGATGTAAATAGTGTTGTTACTTTAAATATTTTAAATTGAAAGGAGTTATTAAGATGAAAGTTGAACAAATTTATAATTTGGTGAATAGTATTACAAATGAATTGCTGGGAAAATCGGATTTGCTTCAGGAAGATTTATCTAATGTTGTAGATGTAGGAACAGAACTATTTGATAATGTGAGTGTTGACAACTATGTAAAATCATTGGTAAATAAAGTAGGTAAAACTGTTTTTGTTAACCGTCCATATAGCGGTAATATTCCTAGTGTTCTAATGGACAGTTGGGAATTTGGAAGTGTATTAGAGAAAATACAGGCAGATATTCCACAGGCTATAGAAAATGATAGTTGGGATTTGGTAAATGGTGAAACCTATAATCAAGATATTTTTTATAAACCTTCTGTAAGTGCTAAATTCTTCAATAAGAGAGTTACTTTTGAAGTACCTATGAGTTTTACAGAAAGACAGGTTAAAGAAAGTTTTACAAATGCTAATCAATTGAATGGCTTTTTGTCAATGCTTTATAATGCAGTTGAAAACAGCATGACTATTAAAATTGATAGTCTGATTATGAGAACTATCAATAATATGATTGCTGAAACTGTTTACCATGATATTCCATTGGGTGTTGGGGAAACATACGCAGATAAAACAGGAATTAAAGCAGTAAACCTGTTGAAACAATATAATGATTTGAACGGAACTACTCTGACGCCAGATAAAGCATTGTCAGATGAAGGTTTTATAAAATATGCTACCTATACCATTAACCTTTATGCTGATAGACTGACTAAAATTTCAACTCTATTTAATGTTGGTGGTAAAGAGAGATTTACGCCTAAAGATAAGCTGAATATTGTTATGCTTTCAGATTTTAAAGCTGCTGCAAATGTTTATCTACAGGCTAATACATTTAATAAAGAATTGGTTGAGTTGCCTAAAGCTGATACTATACCATATTGGCAGGGTAGTGGACAAAACTATTCATTTGAAGATATTTCATCTATCAATGTAAAGCTGACTAAAGATGGAACTAAAAATAGAATAGTTAATATTAGTGGTATTTTAGCAGTAATGTTTGATAGAGAGGCATTAGGTGTTACTAATTTGGATAGAAGGGTAACAACTAACTATAATGCTAAAGCAGAATTTTTCAACAACTATTTCAAATTTGACGCAGGTTATTTTAATGACTTGAACGAAAATTTTGTAGTATTCTTTATGGCATATGAAGATAAAAATGGAAATGTAAATGGGGAGTAGTAAATAAATTGAACTTGGGTAGTGGTGATTAACAATCACTACTACCCTATTTTAATATAGGAGTGGTATTAATGATTGTTAAGGCTTATAATACTGAAAGTAGTGTAAATACTATAAACAAGGTTATTGATTTTGTTACTGATATAGATGTTAAATTTAAAGATGAAGTTAATATTTACAATCCTATAATAGTACTAAAATATGATGATTTAATAAATTTTAATTATGTATATATAGATAAATTTAAAAGATATTATTTTATTGAAACAGTTGAAGTATTTCCTAATAAAATATATCATTTAACTTTAAAATGTGATGTACTAATGAGTTTTAAAGATGATATATTAAATTCATACGGTAATATTACAAGACATACAAATTATAATAATTATTATGATTTTGATTATTCAAGTGAAGTAAGAAAAGAGAGTAATATATATAATTCAAATGTTGTTTTTGAAGATGTTAAAACAACTATTTTATGTACTATAGGGGGCGTATAATAATGGCAGGAAGGGTTTATATAACAGGAACTATTGTTAATGCTACTTGTAATTATTCAAATGGTGATTTTTTAGAAGCAGGTAAAAATATTATTATAACTGCTAATGATGGCTATACTTTTAAGGGTGCATATAGTTATAGAAGGGGCGGGTTTACTTATGAAATTAATAACTATGGAACTTATTTACAAAAATCAATTGGAACAAGTGATTTAAATTTTAATTTTTATTTAGATGATGATTATATTGCCACTAAAGATGTTGAACAGTTAGGAACTTTTGTTAATCTATATAAAACTAATCAATCAGAACTAACAGAATTATCTAAAGCACGCTTTTATACAGATGGGTTGCAAATTGTAGATTATGGACAGTTTATTACTTCATTATATATATTGCCTTTTGATATTCCTAATGATATTTTAGGTGATAAAAGCAATATATTATTAGGTACTTTTGATAGTGGGGTAGAAAGTACCTTAATATCAACTTATTCATTCGATATTGACGGTGGAGAAATTGAAGTACCTTTAAAATATAATAATATATATGATTTTATTAATACTGAATGTATTTTACATTTACCATTTTTAGATAAGGTTTATCTAAATACTGAATATGTTATAGGACAAAAATTGACTATAACATTTACCATAGAATTATATAGTGGTACTTTAACAGCTAATATTAAAAGCAGTTTTAATAATGAAATAGTTGCAAGTGTTCAAGGCTTAATAGGTATGAATATACCATTTATTCAAAAATCTAATGGTAATGTTATTAATAGTATTAGTAATGTTTATAAGAATAAAATTAATAGATGTTTTATAGAAGTAAATAGAAATATACCATATACTAAAGATAATAATATTTTTGGTGGTTCAGTAGTTGAATATGGTAGAATTGGAGATTATGCAGGCTATATAGAATGTGATAAAATAGTATTGGAAACTAATGCAACTAATCAAGAACAAGAAGAAATTAAAAATTTATTAAGAAATGGGGTGTTTGTATAATGAAAATTACCAAAATGTTATCTAATAATAAAAATCACTATACAGGAATTAATAAATGTAAATATATTACCATACATGAAACAGGTAACATAAATAAAGGTGCTAATGCTTTAAATCATGCTAAATATATTAATAATGGTAGTAATGCTACATGGCATTATACAGTAGATGATAAGCAGATTATTCAACATTATGAGGATAGTGTTCAATGTTGGCATTGTGGAGATGGCAGGGGTGATGGTAACTTAAATAGTATAGGAATTGAAATGTGTGTAAATAGTGATGGTGATTTTAATAAAACTATTGAAAATACTATTGAATTAGTAAAATATCTAATGAATAAACATAATATATCTATTGAGAATGTTGTTCAACATAATAAATGGAGTGGTAAAAATTGCCCTGCTAATATTAGAAGTGGTAAACCTATTACATGGAATACATTTATTGATAGAATAAAAAACAATAAAACTACTGAAAATAATATTTTATATCGTGTTCAAGTTGGTGCATTTAAAAATAAAGAAAATGCAATTAAACTATCTAATGAATTAAAAAAATTAGGTTATGATAATTTTATAGTTGAAGTAAAAAATAAATAATGTTTCACGTGAAACAATTTTAGTTGCAAATATTTGATGAAATTATTTTGT